CATAGAAGTTAAGCATGTCATACATTGCTTCATCTACATTTCCGATGCTCCTAGCGTTCTTAATCTCACTATTAAAGAACTGCTTTAGATATGTGGAGATGTGAAACTTTGCATCACCTGTGCTACCACTCATGTCAACCAACTCATCCAAGAAATCACCACAGATCTGACACATGCGTTCAATCTTTGAGATGTAGTTGTCAAACTTTTGCATCTCTGCTCTAGAGAATCCAACACGGTGCATTGGTGTATCGTTTTTTACCACCAATACATCAGAATTACCATCTACTTTGGCACCCGCTGCTGCTTGCATTTCTGGAACATAACTTCCCGTGTAATGTGTATGAAAAACTACACCAATTTTTGCTTGTTTTGCTGCTACTCCAATAGGATGATTTGTTGGGATAGCGTATGTAATAGTGTTTGGTCTAAAAGTATAAAGAGTCTCACCATTGATAGTTTCTTTCTTAAGATCTGCTTGGGTATACAGCAAATCACCCTGCACTACACCATCAATTCCAAGTCCAGAAAAATAATCCAAAGATGTTTTGAGTTTTACTGCAAGATCACCTTCATAAAAAGCATCAACATCTTCATGTGTGTAGCACAACTTAGGATTGGTCTTTGCGAATACAGATTTAGTTCCAACAAAGAACAAACCATTCATAGGATTTGTTCCACAAATAATTGATGGAGCACCATCCCACTTGGTTTGCATGAAACCAGAACTCTCCTGGTTGCCTAGCATCTTTCTGAGTTCCTTTAAGAAAGAAACTGCTGCTTTACACCCATCAACGCCGTAGTTCAGCATTTCATCTTCCAAGTGCTCTAGGTGCTTGAGCTGTTTAATGTTAGACATTACTTTTTACTATAATCTCCGTTGGTTCTGCTGGGGTAAATACCACCCTGAGTGTTCCTGATGTTGAAACTAAACTCATACTCAGTGGTTTCAAAATTCATATTGATTCTCTTCGCTTTACCACCAGCGCCACCATACTGCAGTTCAACTTTGCTACCAGTTAGGTTTGCAGCACGATTCATATAAGACTCATTAACCTCATAGAAATGGAGTTGACCACCATCAAAATGAGTCATCCAGTACCCGTGTCCGACTCCACTCTTGATCAATCTTACCAGAGCTTCTTTCTTAGCACCGCTGAGTGTGACAGTTCTCAAATGGTCCTGCACCATTGACCCAGAGGTCTTTCCATACATCTCAAAAATGTCTAAGAAATCTTGATGATTAATATCAAACATGTCAAGATATTCTCTGCCAAAATCATTCAAAGAATGATTCCTCATATCACTTTCTTTAAAGATTTCTTTCTTAACGCCAACATTAAAGAAAGAAAGTGTGTTTCCAAATTTTACAGACAGATATATTTTTTTCCCATTACCTAAAGTCAATGTAATATCAGAAACTTTAGATCCAATATTCAAATTGAATGCACCACCATTTGAAATGTATGGACCTTGACCATCTCTTCTTAGAGGTCTCCCTGTATCTTTTGTTCCATCATGTTCAATGTTAAGTATGTGTGACTTATATACGTTCTCAATCTTTGAAACAATCTGTTCAACGTGAGATTGATAAGAAGATATTGGTTCTCCATTTTTCCACTGAACAAAAGCATTATACAATGCTTCTTCATATTCTAACCCAAGGTTTCTACTACCAGTGTTAGCTCCTTGTCCCCCAAACTCTGCTGTCTTCTCAAAATCATCTAGATCAAGATAAGCATCCCAGTTAGGATTTGAGTCATAGTTGCATGTAAACTCAATCTTATTCCTACCTCTGAATCCAGACATACACATAGAATTGAAATGCCCTTTTGCTGTTTCAATCATACGTGGATTGTTTTTCATATCATGAAAATCATAATATGTTCGGATCATTTTCTTTTTATTCTTCCCACCAGCAGGAACCATCTGGTTTATCTCAAAACCACCAACTTCAACTACACCATCTTTGGTAGAAAATCGGTTAACTTTACCATTTGAATTTAGAGCTTTATCAAATAACGTATTTGTCCTATCAAGATACGCTCCCCCTACTGCTTTTCTGGCAAAATCTGATGGCTTCATACAAAAAAACCTCCCGTCTAACTATTTAGAGGGGAGGTCATATTTATACGCCGTATTTTATCCAGAGTTTACGGATGTTTTGAGTGATTGGTACTCCACCAACATAGGTTTCTAACAGTTCTCCACTCTCATCAGCAATAATAAGAACAGGAGTAGCAGTTACACCATACTTTTTAGCGAGTTCAATATTTTCATCTGGAATAGGTTTATCACTAAAGTCCTCAAGATAAATCTCATCAATAACAAGAGAACGATCATCCTTGAGAGCGTTAATGTATCGTTTTACTAGTCCACAAGGACCACAAGAGTCCTTGGTAAAGAGATAAAATTTAAAATTCAAATCATTCATCGGTCACCTGCTGCGCGAACTTCAGAGCGGCGAATCTCAAAGGAACCACCAGGATAACGTTTCTCTAGTTTCTTTACATTGGTCTCAATGACTTCATCAAAGCTGATGCCCAGTGCCATTGTTGCTTGAGCGACATACCATAGCACATCACCCAACTCAATGATAAGATGCTCACGGTTATCTTCGTTCCACGGTTTTCCTTGGAATACCATTTTCTTAACGATTTCAAGGAACTCACCACCTTCAGCATTAATCCCAACGCCAGCAGTAAGAAGACGCTCAATATTGGCACCCTCTCTATCAAGTTCGCCAATACGGTCAGCGAAGTCCACAAAATTTGTAGAGCAATCTGAAGTAACTGCTGCCACAAATTCTTCATAACGGTTAAAGTCAATCATACGTTCCATTCGGCAAATTTAGATAGTCTAGTTTGTGATTCAGCAAATTGTTGAAAGTCTTCTGCTGGGTTTTCTTCGTTGATGTTGATAGCGGATGCATCATCCGCAACATCATACAGCTTCATTTTGGATCTGTCAATTCCCACCATGAATTTTCGTGAGGTAACAAGGTCTGAGTATCGGTTCTTAAGTTGTTTGACCATGATGCGACCCTGTTGTTCCAACTCCTCAGTAGAGATAAGGGCAAACATAAAATCAGCAGTGGCAGGTAGACCAAAAGACTCAGAAGTATCGGTAAGATCTGGATCACTATTGCCAAAACCACTACGAGTAGTCTGAGTGGCACTAACAATAGGGACCCCAACCTCCACAGCAAGACCGCGAAGCTCCTCAGCAATCGCTTTAACATACGTATAACTGTTGACAATCGCACCTTTGTACCTCACACTTGCACAGATATTAAGATAATCAATGAAGATGATGTCTGGTTTGAAATCTTTCTTCAACTTGAGATCGCTGAGCAGTGCCTTGAAATGACCAGCATGTGCTGATGCAGTTGGATACTCTTTAATAATAAGTTTGCCTTGAGTCTTTCTAGCGATCTCATTGACCTTACTGGTGAAGATCATCTCAGGCAAATCTACGATATCTTTGACACCTACGTTCAGAAGGTTTGCGTCAATTCGCTCAGCAATCTTTTCCTCTGCCATTTCACATGTAATATAGAGTACGTTGTACCCCTGTGTGAGTGCGGCACCAGCGCAATGGCACATGAATAGAGACTTGCCGACGCCCGTTCCAGCAAGAGCGACATTGAGAGTCTTGTTACTGAGACCACCTTTGGTAATGAAGTTAAACTTCTCCAAATCAAAGGGTACTTTTTCTTCTTTTCTGTGGTAGAACTCATAACGTTCTTCTGCTTGCTCCGTGTAACTGTGTCCTATGTGTTCGTCAAACGATACTGCGAGAGCCTCTTGTAAGATACTCGGGATCGCATCCTTTGATATTTTCTTATCGCCTCCATCTGCGATCTTGATAGACCGCATAAGGGCGAGGTATATAGCTCTGTCTTGACACCATTTTTCTGTGGCATCAAGGAGCCATTCGTAGTCAACCCATTCGTCTGTGAGTTCTTGTACTGCCTGTACCGAATCTTTGTACGCATCGTCAGTAAGGTCATTACGATTTTGAAGATTGATCGTAAGGACTTCTTTAGTAGGAATTTTGTCGTACTTAGCAGCGAAGTCAGCAATCTCCTCGTAGATAACTTTCTCATGATAGATCTCATAATATTCTGCTTTAAGAAAGGGAACTACCTTACGATAATATTCCTCATTGAATATGAGGTTTCGCAAGATAATTTGTTCAATGCGCTCAGTTGCCATAACTAAATTCTTTCTTTGCTGCCTCCTCCAGTTTTTCCATCACTTCGGGGGTGAAATATTTTTCGGGATCAGAAAGTATAGCAGAAGGATAAATGGAAGATTCCCCAATACGAACCCGATTACCGACCCGTTGGAAGACTCCGTACTGCTCACCCAGTTCCAGTAATCCGTAGTATTTGTCAAGACCTCGCTCGTCAAAAAATAGACGTGTTGCAACTTTACTTCCCTCCACGGTTAGACGAGACTTCTTTGCCTCGCATTTGATAATGTTACCAACAACCTCTTTCTTGCTATCACGTTCTTTACTCTTTGAAAGATAGATGATAGTAGAAGCAGCATACTTCAGACCTGTACCGCCGCCCATCTCCTTTGTAGGAACATAGGAACCAATCACATCATATGTATGGTTAGTCACGATCATAGGCACTTGTGCTTGTCCGAGTTTCAATGTTAGCACACGGAAGGCACCTTTAATCAACTGACTCTTGGTCATGTCACGGACTTGCTTATCATTAGCAACGTCTTCCATCTCCTTGGTGGTTGAGAGCATACCAAGAGAGTCTAGCACGAACATCATGGGCACACGCTCATCCTTAGGTTCCTTCATGTACTTGTCAAGGATCCTACATGCCTGTGTCCTGAACTCCTCAATGGTAGCGACAGGCATAATGATCATGCGCTTACCATCAATGCCACGACTCTCAATCATGTCACGGGAAATGGCGGATTCAGTTTCAAAGTAAATGACACCACCTGTAGGATTAGCGTCAAGGAAATTACGAACGACGCTGAGAGCAAAAAAAGTCTTGCCCGTGCTTGATTCTCCTGCCAAGGCTGTAACTTTGTTGGAAGGAAGACCTCCAAACAACGAACCACTAACCAAGGCGTTAAAGATATAACTGCCAGTATCAACATAATCAGTAATGTCGCCAGCAGCAATTCCTTCGCTAACCAGACCAGCAAACTCGTTTCCACTTTCTTTAATTACAGAATCTAAGAATCCCATTTGTCTACGATCTCCTCATAAAATTGTACATAATTATAATCATTCCGCATTAGTTTGGCAAATGCCACAGCGGTATTGTAGTCTTCAAAGCACTTAATGTCTTCGGGACCAACTTGACCCACGACATGATTAGTCCATGTGACTACAAAAATTTTTTTGCTCATGAAAAGAAACTAGAAATTGTAATGGTCTTCTCGTGGGTCCAACCAATACATTGTAGCACGTTTTTGAGCGGTTCCAAGAAGGATTTTTCAAATTGTGTTTGATAATCCACATACTTTTCAATACCAAACTCCTTCGGCAAATCACCAAAGAAACTGATACAGTTCTCGTGAATTGGATTAGGAGTTTTAAGGTACATAAATTTGATCTTCTCACCTTCTTGAATGAGAGGATGCTTATTTTCTACCTTATATGATTTCACATAGTGGTTATAAAGAAGGGCACCCCTTACGTGGATGGGCGTTCCTTTGGTGTAGATTTCCGTAGGGTGACGGTACTTGGCAAGGTTGTTAACTCCTCTGGGAAAGGCGACTTCCGAATAGGGACGCTCTCTCGTTTCTGTTCGCACGTCATTGATAAAACTGATAAGTTCATCATTTG